TATTTAAAAGTGGAAGTAACTACTATGAATATTTTACATCATTAGCTGCTAAAGAATACTTCAATAACGGTGGAAATACACTATTAGTAACCAAAATCATTAGTGGTTCTTCTTATGACACTTATGCTAGCTCATCAGCGGCAGCAACATCAAACTCAACACCTTCTTTTGTTTTAGAAGCTGCTCAGTGGGGTGATATTGCAAACAACAGTGGTTCTGAAACCGCAGGTGCTTTGGCAAATGGTACAATAGAGAACGTACGTTGGGAAGTAACTAATGTTAACAGTACAAAAGGTACATTTACATTAGTAATTCGTCGTGGTGATGACAATACAAATAATAAAAATGTTTTAGAAACATTTTCAAACTTATCTTTAGACCCAACCCAACCAAACTTCATCTCTCGTGTAGTAGGTGATGCAAAACCTGTTTACAATGCTTCAAAAGGCTTAGTAGAAATTTCAGGTAGTTTCCAAGGTGGTTCTTCATATGTACGTGTTAAAGCAGTAAATAATGCTGTAGATTCAATTGATAACTTAGGTAATTTCAAAACTTCAACTTTTGGTGGATTTTTACCAGCAGCAGGAAGTGGTTCATTTAGTGGTGGTTTAGCGGCAACTAACAGAACAGCTGTATTTTTTGAAGCAAATGATATATCAGCTACAAACTGTCAAGGATTTGCTCCTGCTGATTACACAGCTGCTTTAACTTTATTATCAAATAAAGATGATTATAGCTTTAACTTATTATTAGTTCCTGGTGTAACATTAGGTAATGGTGCTTTAAGTTCAATCTCAGATGACGTAATTGCAGTATGTGAAGGTAGAGGTGATTCAATGGCAATTATCGATACTACAGCATATGGAGCTAACGTAGCTGCTGCTGTTACAGCGGCTGCTGCTAATGGTTCAAGTTATGGTGCTGCATATTACCCATGGGTACAATTGTTTAGCAATAACTTAGGTAAGGCTGTATGGTGTCCTCCATCTGTAGTAATGGGTGGTGTATTCGCATTCAACGATCAAGTAGGTGCTGAATGGTTCGCTCCAGCAGGTTTAAACCGTGGTGGAATTGGATCAGTATTAAGAGCTGAAAGAAGATTATCTCAAGAAGATCGTGATACTTTATATGATACAAACATTAACCCATTAGCTTCATTCCCTGGAGAAGGTGTTGTAGCGTTTGGTCAAAAGACATTACAGAAAAAATCAACTTCATTGGATAGAATTAACGTTCGTCGTTTATTGATCACATTGAAAGGTTTCTTAGGTCAAGTAGGTCGTTCATTAGTATTTGAACAAAATACAGCAGCTACAAGAAACAGATTTATGAGCATTGCAAACCCTTACTTAGAATCAGTAGTACAACGTCAAGGTTTATATGCTTATAAAGTGGTAATGGATGATTCTAATAACACACCTGATGTAATCGATAGAAACCAATTAGTTGGTCAAATCTATTTACAACCAAGTAAAACAGCAGAATTCATTGTGTTAGATTTCACAGTATTACCAACTGGGGCAACATTCCCAGCGTAAGAGTTATAAACAATAATATTTATTAATAGACAAAATTTAACATAAAATGGCTGTATTAGACGCAAACCAAATAATGTTCACCGCTTTCGAACCAAAGGTGCAGAATCGTTTCATCATGTATGTAGATGGTATCCCAGCATACTTGATTAAGAAAGCAGCGTCACCTCAATTTGATGCAGGTGAAATCATATTAGACCATATCAACGTTTACCGTAAAGTAAAAGGTAAAGTTAAGTGGCAAGATATGAACTTAGAACTTTATGATCCAATCACTCCAAGTGGTGCTCAAGCTGTAATGGAATGGGCTCGTTTGGCTCACGAATCAGTAACAGGCCGTGATGGTTATTCTGATTTTTATAAAAAAGATTTAGTATTAAACGTATTAGGCCCAGTAGGTGACATCGTTAGCGAATGGGTAATCAAAGGAGCTTATGTAAAATCAGCAAACTTTGGTGAATACGATTGGGCTAGTGAATCCGCAGTTAATATTTCCCTTACTATTGCTATGGATTACTGTGTATTGAATTTTTAATTCCCTTCATATTTCTTTTCTTAGAGGCGTCTGCTTTGCAGACGCTTTCTTTTTTCTATATATTTATATACGAACAAAATAAAAATGTTATATGAGCGATTTTAAAATGCCAACCGAAACGGTTTCGTTGCCTTCAAAAGGATTATTATATCCAAAAGACTCACCACTTTCTAAAGGTGAAATTGAAATGAAATATATGACAGCTAAAGAAGAAGATATTCTTACTAATGCTAATTATATTAAAGATGGATCAGTACTCAATAGAGTAATGCAATCATTGATAGTAACACCAGTTAGTTTTAATGATATATTAGTGTGCGATAAAAACGCTATACTGTTAGGTGCTCGTATTTTAGGATATGGTGCTGAATATCAATTTAAAAACTATAATTACGAGACAGGTGTTGAAGAAACAATAAATGCTGATTTATCAACATTAAAAGAAAAAGAAGTTGATTTATCATTATTTGAAGAAGGTAAAAATGAATTTGATTTTACTATGCCTTTATCAGGAAACGCAGTAACATTTAAATTGTTAACACACGGTGATGAACAAGCGATTGATGCTGAGATTAAAGGATTAAAGAAAATTTCACCACAAGGTTCATTTGAAATTACCACACGTTTGAAATATATAATCACATCCGTTAATGGTAAAAGAGAATTAGCAACTATTCGTGATTTTGTTGATAATGGTTTAACAGCAAAAGATGCTAGAGCATTACGCGAGCATTATGCACAAATCCAACCAGATATTGATATGACTTACTACCCTGAAGGTGCAGAGGAGGGCATTTCTATTCCAGTAGGAATTAACTTTTTTTGGCCTGACTCAGGAAGATAGACCTATAATATTTGACCAAATCCACGAAATAGTATTTCACGGAAAAGGTGGATATGATTGGAATACAGTATACAATATGCCAATATGGTTGCGTCGATTTACATTCCATAAAATGAAAAAGTTTTATGATGATGAAAATGAAGCGATGGAAAAACAAAACCAACAACTTGAAAATAAAACAAAAACATCATCTAAACCATTAACACCAAACGTATCACAACCCACATATTCAACAAGAGCGCCTAAGAAATAGGCGCTTTTTATATTTATACGAGTAATTATTACCTATTATTGTTTACTCATGGATGAGAAATTATTAAAACAAATTGAACAGTACTTAAAAGACTCAGGTCTAAACGCTATTGAACTTAGAAAGCGAATGGATGAGGTTAAAGCAAGTACAACGGAGTTTAATAGAGAATTAATTAATGCTCAGCGCCATTTTGCTGAAATGAATAATGAGTTTACAGATCTTGCGGACCAATTAAAAAATGTTGTACGAGATCTATCTAGAACTAATGTTACTTCTAAAGATATTAATTCAAGTTTTAGAAAAATCAGTGGTTTAGCTGATAAATTAAAATATGATTCTCAAGATATTAGTAGATTATCTAAACAAGATTTAATAAGCAATGGAAAAAAACTTCAAATAGAGATTGATAGATTAGCTAAAAGTAAAACTTTTTTAGATCAAAAATATAAAGGAAAAACCTTAGACGCTGAAGAACAAAAAGCAATTGATAGTAAAAATAAATCAAAATTAGAAGAAATATCTCAATATAGAGAATTATTAGGTTTATTTGATAAAGAAGGAAAATTTTTAGATAAAAATAATAATTATTTAGTTAGAGCTCAAGACTTAAATTTAAAAAGATTAAAAGATGAAGAGGAAATTATTAAAAAATTAGGCATATCTGGAAAAATTGTTGATGGTATAGTTGGTGCTTTAGGTAAATTAGGTATTAGTAGTACCTTCTTTGAAAATCTAAAAGAAGATATGAGAGATACTGCTAAAACCGGATCTAAATGGGATGTGTTAATGACCGGAATAAGAGGAACAGTTTCTGGCATAGGACAAGCCTTAAAAGATCCTGTTACACAATTAACTATATTGTTGAAAATTGCTAATTTCTTCTTTAAAGCTGCTTTAAACGCAAACGCACAAGCAGTTGAATTAGGAAAGCAATTAGGATATGGAACCCAAAGAGCAGATGCATTTAGAGAAAAGATGGTGGATATTGAAAATTCATCAAAAAATCTAAATGTAAATACTGCTAGTTTAACTCAAGCATTTGGTGAATTAGTAAAAGCAACTGGATTTGCTTATGAATTTACAGCAGACCAACTTGAAACTCAGATTAAATTAACTAAACAAGTTGGTTTACAAGCAGATGAAGCAGCTCAAGTTCAAAGATATGCTGCATTGTCTGGTAAATCATCTGAAGAAACCTACAGATCATTTGTTAGAGGTTTAGCAACAGCAAGAAATCAACTTAAAGTTGGTATTGATTTTAGATCAACATTAGCTGAAGCTGTTAAAGTATCAGGTCAATTAGCTGCTAATTTAGGGTATAATCCTGAACGTATAGCTAGAGCTGTAGTAGCTATGAAAGCCTTAGGTACTACATTAGAAGACACCAAGTCACAAGCAGAATCTTTACTAAATTTTGAATCATCAATTGAAAATGAATTAAAAGCTGAACTATTAACTGGTCAAGCTTTAAATTTAGAAAGAGCTAGAGCATTAGCTTTACAAGGTGATATGGCGGGTGTTGCTAATGAATTAGCAAACCAAGGTATGACTGCTGTTAAGTTCTCTAAAATGAATGTGTTAGCACAAAATGCTTATGCTCAATCTTTAGGAACTACATCTGATAAATTAGCTGAACAATTAAGAAAAAGAGAAGAAGCAGTTAAATCTGGTAAATCTTTAGCTCAAATAAATGAAGAAGAAGCAGCACAAGCACTTGAAAGACAAAACGTTCAAGATAAATTTAATGCTGCTATGGAAAAACTACAAAGAATTGTAGGCGATTTGTTAGCAGGTCCTTTAGGTTCCTTCTTAGATTTATTAAGTGGAGCTTTAAATATAATTAACTATATGGCTACTCCTCTTAAATATATTGGGGGGTTATTTTTAGGAATTTATGGAACAATGACTGCTATAAATGGAATTGCAAAACTAATAGCAATTACTGAAGGATTAACAGCAGCAACAGTTGGTAGAAGAGTAGGATTTTCTGCGGCTGAACTAGGATATAAAATATCTAGTAATACTGTGGGTCAAATTGGAGCAGGCATTGAATGGGCTAAAGCATCGGCTGAAGCTTATGGTTTAAGTATAAAACGAACAGCATCATTAGTAGAAAAAGAATCATATCTTACTAAAATAGCAGCATATGGTTGGACTCTTAAAGAAATGATTATTGAAAGAGGCAAAGCTTTACTTTCTAAAATGGGATTAATATCTAAAACAAGAGAACTAGCAATATTACCAGGATTGATAGGATTAAAAAGTACTGAATCAGCAATAGCTGGTACTACAGCAGCCGCAGCCGTAACAACAGCATCTGCTGCTACTTTTGGTGTAGGGACTGTAGCTATTATTGCAGGGATAGCAGCCGTAATGGCTGCTTTAGGTACATACATGGCTATGAAAGATGGTATAGTTGATCCAAGCAAAGGTCCAGTAATGACTGGAGAATTTGGTTCTGTACAATTAGATCCAAATGACAAAGCAATGTATGGTGCTGATGGTAAAATCAAAGTAGGTACAGATTTAATGAGTGGTGAAAGTGGTGGAGGTGGTGGAGTATCTATTGATTTATCACCAGTAGTATCCGCCCTTAACGAAGTTAAAGTCGCCATTAATCAATTAATCAATAAAGAAGGTATAGTGATGATGGATAGTGTGAAAGTAGGTACAACACAAAATATGAACGGACGTTACAAAACGGCCTAATTTAATATTTATACATAGACAATTTTAAATTAAATAAAATGGCAATCATTAATCAAAAAGACAAAAGCAAATTAGGTTTAACCGCTAATGGATTAGCAGCTAATAAGTTTGGATATTTTGCTGGTACTGCAACTGACAAATTACACAACCAATACTCAGTTCACACAGATCCTAAAGTTAAATTAGTTGACTTTAATGGTTCTTCTAAAGTTAGACCAGAATCTACATTAGATGAATTAGATCCTAAAGCACCTCGTAACCCACGTGCAACACAGTACAAATCAAAATCAGGTCGTAAATATAGCGATTTAGGTCCAACTGACGGTCGTTATTAATAAACAAATCAAGGAATGCCTATAATCACACAATTAAATGCTACCAAACTACGTAGTTTGAAGTACGGTAATGATACTTCAGATGGGGGTAACAGTGGGCAACCTTATATAAAAACCGAATTAAAAGATATTGATAAACCCTTCACTAAATTCAGACTTACTAAGTTTGATGATGGTTTAATTAGAGGAGGAGCTATAGGAGCTTTAAATGCATCAGTAGTTGATACAATTCGTATAGGTAAATTTCTTAAAGACTTTCCTAAAGGACCTTTATTTTTAGCTAAACAAGTTGGATTGCAATTATCTAATCCAAAACTTGAAACTAAAAAAGGACTTAGTGGTTTATTAGGTAATATTGGTTCAACTCGTTTATATAATTTGGGTATTAACACATTGGCCCAAGTTCCTCTTAATGCATTCGGTGGTCATTTAATGAGACATGGTCTTTTACCCGTAATGGATGAAAGTACTAAATATATTAATGTAGTTACTGAAAATAATAGAGAAGAAATTAATGTTGCTGGTGGTATTGCATCCTTTATCGGAAGTTCTCTTAATCCTAGTGGAGGTAGTAATAGATTAGTTGCCTTAACAAATAAATTCAATTTAGGAGATAACGAAGGGGATATTAGCCAACAATTTAATTTACAAGAGGCAAGAAGAGAAAATATACAAAACAATAGAGCGGGAAGACAAGCTAATAGAGAAGCTAATAGACAAGGAAGAAGAGCTAATAGACTTGTAAATCAAAGTTTAAGAGAAGGAGCAAAAACAGAAGGATTTGAATTTGTTCGTTCTAAATTCACTCGTACTG